AAGATCGTCGAAGGCGCGGTGAGCATGGTCAAAATGGCGATCGACCAGCTCAGCGAGGAAGAGATCGCCGACTGGTTCCGGGAGAACCGTTACCTCGAGTTCTTCCCGACGCCCTACGACTGCTCAGGCCAGAAGTTTACCCGCTGGTATAAGCTCTTCCGCCGCCTGGGGCATTGGTTCGCATATCACCGTGTAAGCATCGACGTTTGAGAGGAGGTCAAGAGGCCATGAGAGGACACATTCAGGCCCCGGCAAAGCTCCCGGTGGGCAACTACTGCAATATCCCGCACACCGAGTTGCGGGCCGTTATCCGGGGCCACAAGTACCGCGACCAAGACGTGGCGGAGGCAATCGGGATGCACACCAGCACCTTTTCGCTGAAGATGCGCGGCCACTCGGTTTGGCGCGGGGATGAAATCGCGGCTATCTGCGAGATGCTGGACATCCCCCAGAAAGACATCGGGAGACTCTTTTTCCCGCAAATCAAGAAAGGAGCCTAAACAATGGCGTATGAAATCAATGAGGAGCTGGCCCGGCGGGCGCACGAGATGCGTTCCACCCGGGACTACAAGCAGGATTCAGCCACGGCGGACTACCTGCGGCAGGTCGAAGAAGCCCGGAAGATTGCCGAGGAGTCGAAAGCCCGGTGCAAGACTACGGCCCAGCGGAACCGTGTAGACGGGATGCTCGACAAGTACGAGCGGACGCTGGCCTTTGCAATCAACCGGGAGAACGAGGTCGGCACATGGTGTCCGAGTGAAATGATTACGGGCGGCGCAAATTTCCCGGTGGCGAAGAAAAAGCGGCAGGTGGCCGCGATGGATGCGAACCGGGTCAATTTTGACAAGGCCCGGGACATTTTGGAAAAGATTCAGGGCTATGGCTATACTGCTCCTATCAACAGCCGCGACCCAGAAGCTCTGGTGGCCCTCCGGGAAGAGCTGGACAAAGAGCGCGAGAGCCACGCCCACATGAAAGCAGTCAATGAGTATTTTAAGCGGTACGGCTCCCTCAATGGTTGCGCCGACGTCGGAGAGTACGAGCGGGCCGAAATCGAGGGCCGGATGAAGCAGTGGGGTGAGCCTAAGCCGTTTGTGTCGTGGCAGCTTGGCAACTCCCGCAAGCGCATTCAGCGGCTCGAAAACCGTATCAAAGAGATGGAGGCGGCGGTCGAGGCCAACGCCCAGCCCGTAGAGCTTGACGACCTCCCCGGCGTCACCTACCACGAAAACAGCGCGACGATGAGGGTACAGCTTATCTTTGAGGGCAAGCCGGAGCCGGACATCCGGGCCGTCCTCAAGTCCCACGCCTTTCACTGGTGTCCCTCGCAAGGCGCATGGCAGCGGCAGCTCAACGCCAACGGCAAGCGAGCGGCCCGCGAGGTGCTGGAACAAATCAAGGTTTTACAGGGTGGCTGAGACGGCCAACCTGAAAATAAACGCCCCTATATTAGAGGCGGCTTAAATTGAGAGGAGATTTTTACATGAATGGTATGTTTTATCGTGGGGAGATTTATTTTGTTCTCCCGGAGGGCAACGAGGTCGGTAGTGAGCAGCGGGCAAATCGCCCGGGCATCATCGTCAGCAGCGATACCAACAACAAATTTTCGACCACTGTGCAGGTTGTCTACCTGACGACCAAAGAAAAGAAACCTCTTGCAACTCACGTTCATATCGAGACCGCGAAGCTGCCCTCTACGGCCCTCTGCGAGCAGATTTTCACCGTGGACAAGCTGCGCATGGATAACTACGTCGGCAAGCTGACGCCCAAAGAGATGGAGGAGGTCGAGCGGGGCGTCATAATTGCTCTGGGTCTCGACAACTACCTCTCTAAGCCCAAGACCGAGACGCCCGACTCCCCGGCGGCTGTTCAGCCTCCGCTTCCTACCGCCGTCGTCAAGAGCTTTTCTTGGGAGGGCGAAAAGCGGGACAACACGCAGCCTGCGGGGGGGGGGCTTTCCTCCCCGGAGCTTATCAGAGCTTATGCGCAGCGTGACGCCTACAAAGAGCTGCTCACGGGGATTTTGGAGCGGCGGAGAGCTTGAGGAGGTAGCCTAATGAGAATGGTTTCTTTGGTTATCCGGGACGATATAAGTGGTGAGAGCGGCGGTGCGGTCGTCGAGTTGAGCGGCGAGGAAATAATCTACCTGAGCAATGTCCTATATGGGGGGGACAAAGCAGATGCTTGGCAGGACGGCCCCGCTTGAGCTTGCAAAGAGCATAAAGCTCCTAAATGCAATCGTTCAGCACGGCGGCGTCGATTCGTATGACATCGGCCTACTCGCCGAGATAAATGAACGGCTTGAAAAGAGAGTTAAATAATTTCCCGGGGCGTCGGCAGAAGCTGACGCTCTTTATTTTTGAGAAAAATATTATTTTCTTCATGAAAACTATGGACAAAAATATTATTTTATGCTATAATAAGAGTGTCAAGAGGAACAACAAATAAACGGAGGAACGAAAGATGAAGACCTACAACCTGCACGAGATTATGAGCAACGCTTGGAAGATGTTCCGCACCTACCGCGATATGTACGAGGCTCGTCACGATGCAATGTGGCTGCTCACTTTCGCCGAGGCTCTGAAAAAGGCTTGGGCAACCGCAAAGGCCGCAGCTGAAAAGGCTGCAAAGATTGCCGCCGCTGGTATCGTCCGTATGCACTACAGCCAGTACAAGGCTGAGTATAGCAAGTGCCAGACCGTCGAGGGCAGCTATGACAAGGCCACCAAGACCATCGAGGTCATGACCAAGGTTCTCCGCACCTTTGAGCGTCCCGCTTATACCGCCGCTCGTACCTCTCGCCGCCCCAGCGTTACCGCTATTCGTGGTCTCTGCCCCCGCTGCCATACTTATTGCTACGGCGACTGCATGGCTTAATCATAAGACACAAACACAAATGGAGGATACCTAATGGACAGGATTTTCACATCCGCATTACGCTTGAGCGAACAGGGCGTAAGCCTCAAGCAAATCGGGAAGCGACTTGGAATCAGTGAGCAGAAAGTCCGAAAAATCCTTATAACGGAGGGTGCGTGGTCAAGCGATACCTCCGTAAAGATTGCCGCTCTTCTGAAAGAGGGCCGTACCGTGGATGAAATTCAGGCTATCACCGGACTGAGCAGAAACGCGGTAATATCGTATATGCCGTATGACCGAGGGATGCAAAATGCAGAGTATCCCACAATCAATGCACTTCGCATTCGCAAGTGCCGTAAAAATAAAGAGGAGGATAAAGATGCGTAAAATTATCAATGGTGCGCGGTACGATACCGATACCGCCAAGGAGCTTGGCAAATGGGAGAGCCTCGAAAGCTGCCAAGAGTTCACCTACTATGAAGAGACTCTTTACCGCACAAAGGCGGGGAAGTATTTTATTCACGGCTCTGGAAACGCCGCCTCTCCCTACGCGACGATTACCGAGGAGCGGAGATGCGGAGGGGAGCGGATTGTCCCCATTAGCGAAGAGAATGCCCGCAAGTGGGCAGAGAAGAAGCTGGATGCAGACACCTATGAGTCTATTTTCGGCGAGATTTCCGAGGGCGAGAACACCCCGGTGTCTATCCTCGTTCCGCCCGACATCCTCGCAAAGCTGGAAGCCGAAAAGACATCTAGCGGCAAGAGCCGCACCGACATTGTTCTTGCGGCAATCCGGGCTTATCTAAAGTAAATACAATCAACTTGGGCCAGCAGGCATTTCCTGCTGGCCCTTTTCTTTTGCTCGAATTAGCAGTGAATTTAGCTATTCACTAAATTTTCTCAGAAAAAATAGCAAAAAGCTATTTACAAATTAGCTAAAAGCTAGTATAATAAAAGCGTCAAGAGTAGCAATCCTAAAGGGAGGATAAAAAGATGTTTAAGAAAATCGTTCGCGCAATCTCCGAAATCAAGACCGAGGCAGACCGCAACGACTGCTATAACCAGATTGACAAGGCTTTCGACGCCGAGAAGATTTCGTTCGACGACCACGAGATGCTTTATAAGCTGGCCGCGATGGTCGGCGTGGAGGGATAAACGATGAAACGCTACAAGGTTACTATTTACAACAACGCCGAAAAGTTCTGGGACGAGTACGAAGTCAACGCCTCCGACCCGGTAGACGCCCGGAACGTAGCCATTCAGCGTCTGGTTGATGAAACTGGATACGGCCTTGATACCTGCGAAATTACCGAGGTACACGAGGTCAAAGAATAACCCGCCTGACGATGACCCGGCGGCATGGGTCGAAACGCTCTACCCGGAGCGTCGCGGGAGCCAACCGCAGAAAGGAGGTATAAACGTGCCTCGATTGATGGAAATCGAAGAAACCCCGGGTGTAAAGACTTGGGAGCCTTGCTACAACGTCGAGGAAGCGGCAGAGGTGCTGGGGGTTTGCCGCCAGCGGGTTCTTCAGATGAGGAGCGAAAAGAAGCTTATAGGTTTTTCGGATGGCAGAAAAGGGAGTAAAAGCAGACTCTTTTTTAAGGTGGAAGACGTCGAAAAGTATAAGCTCTACAAGAACGCACCCAAGCCGCTGCCTCCGCTTCGCCCGGTCTGCGTAGAGTCGGAGAAAGATAGTGCCTAAGAGATAGGAGGATATAAACGATGCGGTTTGTCAAGAGATTTACCGTCGCAATGCTGGCGGCAATCGGAGCCGTTCAGGTCGTTCGGCAGGTCGTCGGAGCTACGGCCCTCGCCCTTGTTGCCTTTGGCAAGTGGGAGCCTACCGCCGCCGCAGAAGCGGCCCCGTGGCTTGTCTTTGCCGTTGTAAGCGGCCTGTCTTTGCCGCTCTACGGGATGTACAAGGACAACCAGAGATACGCCCAGCAGAGTTACGGACGTATCGAGCACAACCACGCCCGGAACGACGACGCCCGAAAGGCGGGCTGAGTAATGAGCTGGGGGATGTACGACATCCGGCTTGACTCTTACGGCCCACCGATGGAGCCGCCGGATGATTACTATTTCCAGCCCCGCGAGGAGCTGGACGATGAACACGAGGAGGATACCGAAACCAATGACGAATGAGTTGACAGTCCGGGTACAAAGCCCGGTCATTCCGGCGATTGTCTGGAATGAGGACGAGGTGAAAGCCTACATAACCGAGAAACTGGCGAAGTACGAGGGTCTGGTCTATACCGCCGACAATATCAAGAGTGCCAAGGAAGACCGGGCCGACATCAACAAGCTGAAAAAGCAGCTTCACGACTCGACCATTGCCCTCAAGAAGTACCTCGCAAAGCCCGGCGAAGATTTTAATGAAAAGATTCGCGGGTACGAGGATATGTGTTCTCAGGCCGTGGAGCATATCGACGTTCAGGTCAAGGGCGTCGAGGAGGCGGAGAAAGAGGACAAGCGCAAGGCCCTGCAGGCGGTCTACGACGCCAATATTGACGAGCTGGCCCCGCTTATTACCTTTGAGCGGCTTTTCGTCGCCCAGTGGCTCAACAAGTCCTACAGCCTGAAAAAGGCGTCGGACGACCTGCGGGACGCTATCGGCAATGTCCGCAACGACCTGCAGTTCATCCGCGAGACTTGCGGCGATGACGTCGAGGCTTGCCAGACCGAGTATCTCCGCACCTTGAGCGTAAACGACGCCGTGCGGGA